ATCACAACACAATCAGCCAAGTCAGGCGACCTTCCAGTTTTGCTTTTCATTTCGCTTTTTGGTTCGACCTCGATTTTGTTTCCACCAACGGTCATCCATTCACGTTGGCACCCTTCTTTCATTACGTCCTCAGTCATGCCTCGAAATTGTCCAGCTTCTACAACCAAGCGCCATGAATACCAAAGCTCAGTGATTTTCTTTGAGTAATAATCGCAGGCCAATACGTCAATGTTTTCGGAGACTTTGCGTTCTGATGGACGACCACCGCAATCAATCGAGTTCACGTCAGGCGACCATAGGCGAGCGAATGCAGTTACCAGCGAAGTTCTCATGCCTGAATCGAAGAAGAAATTGCGCGGCGGAATGCTGCTGGATTCGCAAGTCTTTTTAACGAACATGACAATCTGATCCTCTGGTGATTCAAAGTCATTCGCTTGAATTGGAATTACGCTAATTTCCTTGAGCGCGATAATGACTTGTCGATTGTCTCCAGTTGGCTGCTGACTAACGGTAAATTCTGAGGCAGGCAGCGGGATAATATTTCCTTCGGGTCCAAATTCCAAAATAGCGCATACGCATCTGTCTCCACCAACGGCACGGTAGGCAGCGTCAAGGCAAGCAATCCTGGTTCGCGTAACGCCTGCCCAAATCGGTTCATCCATCGCATGATTTTTTAGGCATAGCTGGCGAGTTAAAATGCGTCGAGAACCTTGACCGCGTGGCGTTCTGCCTTCATTGAACATTGCATAGTGCCAATCTTCATTGCCCCAAATCTTCGCATCTTCCTCCATCTGCTTTCGAGTCATCAGGTAGGGATATGGAACGGGTGCTTCTGGCGGAACGTCCATGTTGGGACAATCAGAGCCGGGGAATTGAATGGCGATACCGTTAGGCCACCTGGTTTTCCACGTTTTTGTCTTGGGTGATTGGTCGATTCCACTATCCCAGCCTCCTAATGAAACATCTGGCTCGCAGAGAGCCGCTAAAGCATCGGTTGTTGTGGCGGGGTTGCCCATTCCTGTCACTTTTACCTCTGGATTAGCTTGGGATGCGGTAGCGTCAATGAAACTCATAGGAAGCAAGCTAAGCTCATCGGCACAGAATCTTACACGCTTGTTCTTTCTACCTACGAAAGCCGATATGCCTACGACTGCGTTGCCTTTCTTTACCGGAACCCCCACCATGCCATTCCTGAAGTCACGCCCTTCTGTGTTTTCATCTCGGTTGTCAGTAACGATTCGGCAACGCCCCTCGATAAGCTGCCCCGGGATCCATGAGTATTCAGTCTTGGCCATGCGATGCAGTTTCTTAATCTCACCCCAGATACGATCTTCAAGGTTCTCTTTGGTATCGGAGCAAACGACTACCGTAGTGCAATTAGGGAAAGCGTAATAATCAACCAAGTGGCAGATGGCAGCGCAGCAAGTTTTTCCACTACTTTTTGGACCTAAGACGCCAACGTATTTGTGCTCCAACCAGTTCTCTAGGAACAGATCGAACCAGCGATGTTGAGCGATATGCGGCCAGAGTATCTTAATTGCCTCTCTGTAGTGAAAGGCTAAACCGTTTCCAGCCCACTCACTTTCCTTAGTATCCTTCTTCTGCCAACGCCCTCCATGGTGAATCATCATAAGCTCACGCCAAAGAGGATGAATTGTGTGCGCCCACCACAATCCGTATAGTGGATAACTCTTGGAAGGCTTCTGTTCGATGCGCGGCTTGCGGGTGCTCATTTAACTTGTAAATAACACGTTATAGCTACAACTTCACTACAAGAATCATGCCGAACGGAAACGGACAGGTCACTCGACTCGATGGAACGTTAGATTTTTCGGGTGGCGTAGATAGCGTAAAGGTATCAACTGTCGCCGGTCAACTTAACCCCAACGGCCTTCAACGTAATCAGGTAGCATGGGCGAACAACGTTACCATGCGCGGCGGCGGAATCACTACACGCCCCGGATGGCTCAGATTGGGAAGCTTTCACGCTGGCAATGCGCTGTATCAGGGCGGCATGGTTTACGAGCCTGACGGTGGTGATCCATACCTTCTGCTTTCGATAGGCGGACACATATTCCTAGTGCCACCTGACGGAACGCAATACACACGCGATTTGTCGGTTGAGTTTGGGCTGTTTAATCCGCCAGATGTTGAGCAGGCGTACTTTGAACAGGCAGAGCAGTTTGCAGTGATTCAGGCAGGCGACTTTCAACAGATAGGACAGGTGCCTGCTGCTACGCTTCCGTTGTTTTGGGACGGAACTACACTTTGGAGGTCTATTGGTGTTAATACGGACACACCTCCGGCCCCTCCCGTTCCGTCCCCTAATGAAATCCCTGCTGCAACCTGCATGTGTTATTTTCAAGGGCGTTTGTGGTATGCACAGAATAGACAGTATTCGGCTGGCGATATTGTAGGAGGACTGTCCGGGACTATCGGTTATCGTTTTCGAGACGCAGTGCTGAAAGTGACCGAAAGCCCATTGGTTCTTGGGGGCGACGGATTTACAATTCCAACAAGCGCAGGTAAGATTCGCGCTCTCAAAGATTCAGCTAACCTCGATGCAACACTTGGGGAAGGGCGATTATACATATTCACTCGCAAGCAAGTATTCGCACTCAATGTTCCACCTGATAGGGCTGATTGGATAGCGACAACCGAATCCAACTATCCAGTTCAAACAGTCGTTCAAAAGGTGAACGGCTCAGTAAATGATCGTGGCGTAGTAGCAGTGAACGGCGACCTTTATTATCAATCACTCGAACCTGGGATACGTTCGCTTGTCACTGCCATTCGTTACTTTCAGCAGCCAGGAAATAGGCAGATCGCAAATAACCTTCAACGCATCCTGAAGTTCAATGACCGCGCTTTGCTTCACGCTGCAAGCGGAATCGAGTTCTCCAACCGTCTGATAATGACGCAGCTTCCAAGGCGTGTGGCGCAAGGCATCGTGCATGACGCACTTGTGTCGATGGATTTTACGCCGATAGACACATTTGAAACCAAGCTTCCTCCGATATGGGAAGGCATGTGGGAAGGGTTGCAAGTAATGCAGATGTTCACGGCTGACTTCGGTGGACTGCAACGCGCCTTTGCAGTGTGCCTCTCCAGAGAAGATAGCAGTTTGGAACTATGGGAGTTCACTGCCGCTGAACGCTTTGACCAACTCGACAGGCGTATATCGTCCTACGTTGAATTCCCTGCGTTCAATTGGGGCGACCAGTTTGGATTAAAGAAAGTCGTATCGTTGGAGCTATGGATAGATCGGCTTTATGGCGAAACCAATTTCACTCTGGAGTATCGCCCTGACGGTGATCCGTGCTGGTACACATGGCATAAATGGCAGATGTGTACGGCGCGTAACAGTTGTGAGGATGTGCATAATCCTGTGTGCTATCCTGCTGTGGAAAAGGGCGAATCTTATCGTGCCACAATCACCCTTCCAAAACCTCCAGCAGTGTGCAATAAAGTAATGATGCGCCCTTCCAATGTTGGTTATCAGATACAGCCAAAGCTTTCATGGCACGGGCATGTTAGGGTTCGAGGTATTTACCTGCACGCTGAGGATGTTGATAGGGAACTGTACAAAAATTTGGTGTGTTAAACATGCTTCCAGCTTTTACGATGAATTATTCCCCAAATAGACCGTTCGCTGATTTCGAAAAGTTTTGCCAACTGACTAAGCGAAACAATCCCCGGTTGGTAAAGCATTCGGATTTGAATGACTTTAAGAACGGTCAATTTAGCGGCACCTGCGCGTTCCCCAATAGGAGGATTAAGCCTTCCCTTTTTCATGCAATCTCTCATATTTTCTGCATGGGTGGCTGCGAAAAGGTGATTAGGATTCACACAAGGAGGATTATCGCACTTATGGCAAATTTCCATCCCTTGTGGAATTTCACCGTGCATAATTTTCCAAGAAAATCTGTGCGCTCTAATTTCCTTGGATTGTGGAGGCCGAGGTCTTTCGTGCGTTGGAATAGGCGTAAAAATCCCATAACCTCTTGGGCTTTTCTCTCCAAGCCAGAGCCAGCATTCATCATTTCCTCGTTTATGCACCTTGTTCCAGAATCGTATAGATGGGTCGGTTTTCTTA